TGCTCATAGAATTGGCCAAGGGGCTCAAGTAACTTACATAGATCTAATCGTTAAAGATACCATTGATGAAATGGTATTACATAACTTAGAAAACAAAATTGAATTATCTGCTAAGACTCTTGGGGAACAGGTTCAGAAGTGGCTTTAGTCTCATGATATCTATGAACTCTTTCTAACCATTTTTCTTCATACTCACTTAATCTAGCTTCATTCATTTTAAATTCTTGATACAGTTTATCTTTAGTACAAACACAAATTAATCCTTGAGTGATAGGACCATACTGTTTTTTGTGGGCCAATGAATAAGCTGCAATTTGATAATAATAATCTTCAACGTATTCTTCTCTTTTAGGTTTATTAGATTGTTTAAAGTCTATGATAGTAGGTTGATCATCATATAATCCTACAACGTCTGTAGCACCTGCCCATAATTCATCATAAGCCAAACTAACTTCATTACCATATACTATTTTTAATTTACCTAAATTGTTTACAATCTCGTGAGCCATGAGTCGTGCTTCGGCACCTTCTGGAGATAAGTTTAAGTAACCTACACCATCTATATAATTCTCTAATACATAATGCATTTCGGTACCACGTGTAGCTGCTTGATTAGTAATACGTTGTGCTTCCTGGTAACCTACTCTTTGTCGCCATTTATCTAGTGAAGCTTTCTTTTCTTCTGATTGTGTAGCAGATAGAATAGTAGTTACAGAGGGAATCTTTTTATCTCCTACATTGTAGGTCCGTGATCCGTCTTCCTCTTGTCGTGTATATTTCTGATAGTCGTATTTATTTTCTCGTTTGAGATCAGTTATAAAGAATTTATTTTCTTGTTTTATAAGACGCACAAGGTCTTTTAATTTATTTTAAATACCAGTGCAACAATTATTCCAATCATAGTGGTTAAAATAAAAGCAGTAGAAGCAAGCATAATTCTCTCTAATCTATGAACATCATCACGAATAGCATCAATTTTTTTATTTGTTTCTTCTTGCATAATTCTACAAAGCCTCTCATGGTCATCGATTCTTTGATGAGCTAATAAATCTTTACTATCTTCTTGCATTATCTACCAAACAAATTTAGAGTTTGTGCTAATTGCATTCTGTCTTGGCCTTGTGTTTCACCAGTTAAAGGTAAAGAAGATGGAGTAACTTGTGGTAGAGGCACTGCAGTATTCATTGGAGAAGTGCCAGTAGGATTCATTGGTTGATTTAATTCAACTGGGATTTGTGGTTCGTTAGCTGGATTAAAATCACTTAATTGTTCTCCGTAAAAATCATTATCTGGTAATTGACCTTTAAATATTTTTTCATAGTTTGATTGATTAGTTTTAATATGTTGTTGAACCATTGAATTTTGGTCTTCATCAATTAATCCTTCAGAAACTAATCCAGTACCAAGTTGAGACATTAATCTTGAAAATTGTCCAAAATCTTTAGGAGTGCCTTTAGTACCATTAATTAATAAATTCATTAACTTAGGGTTTGTAAATATTCTAGATAATGCATAAGGTGCAACTACAAAAGCACCCGCAGTTCCTGGATCAATAACTCCACCACCAGCTAAAGCAACAGAGCCTAATTGTGTTAATGCACCAGCTTCTTTTAATTGAATAAAGATTGTACCTCTTCCTCTTTTAGCTCCTGGAGCACTAATAGCTCCATCTGCAAATTTAAGAGCTTGAGTAAACTCTTCTAAATTTTTTGCTTGTGATCTAGTTAAAAAAGATGGGTCTGCGATAAGATCTTTAAAATCTTTTTCAACAAAGTTTCTAGCTTTACTTGCTACTAAATAAATATACTGATCTCTTAATTCAGTAGAATCATTTATAAATCTTTTAATAAATTGTCCTCTTATTGCATCTTTTAATATATTGGCTTCTTCTTTAGGTAATAATCTTCTACCTGCTCCTTTAAGTCCGTCTACAATTCCTGTATCTGTCATATCTAATTTATTAAAGAAATCAGTAGCAATATCATTTTTACCTTTAACTAGTATTTGATCTAGGATGGCTTTTTGGCCAGTATCATATTTTGCAATTTTTGAAAATATACCTGTATTATATAAAGGACCACCCATTTGAGTTAATTGAGATAATTTATTATATTCTGCTCTTAATACTGGTGGCAAATTAGCTTTATCTAATTCTGCTTTTAATATTTTTTGAAGTTTTCTACCAACAGTTTGGTACTCTGGAGAACCTCCTTTTTGTGCGAGGTTTCTACTTAGTTGCCTGTACTCATTCATAACCTCATCTACTGTAGATGTTCGATTCATTGTTTTTAAATCATTTACTAAATCAACTGCATCTTGGACACCTGCCTTTTGTTTAAATCTCTCTAATCTTCTTGCTTCTGCATTTAGTGTTGAAAATAAACTCATACTGTTTTCTGTTTCTCTAGTTGTAGAATTCCATACATAATTTTTTCTAACACCATTCCAAGATAAATCTATTCCATAACCTGGTTTTGGAATAATGTTACCATTAGTAACTTGTTCAGTTGCTTCTTTAATAGCAGGCATTAATTTTTCATAACCTTGAGTTAAAATTCTATTATATGCAATATTACTATTAGTAACCGCTTGTTGTATTTGAACACCTACTGTCCCTGGATCTAATAAACCTTTTTCAACACCGTTCATTGTTGTTTGAACAAACTCATCCATAGCACCTAGTAACCCTAATCTAGATCCTTGTGCTGCATTTAACATTCTACCACCACCAAAGAAAGATGCTCCTATAATACCTTCTAAAGTATCAATCATATTATTTTCTGTAACTAAAGCTGGAGTTAAAGTACCTTCTTCAACTCTTTTAAAAAAATCTGCTCCTCTTTCTTCTATTAAATAATCTACTCTTTTTTTAGCTAACTCTGGATTTTTTAATACTTTTGCTTGTTCTTCAGTTAATTGTGATCCAATTTTTGTTTGTGTTTTAGCAATTAAATCATCAGTAATTTTTTCACCTGCAGCAGCTTTTTCTAATAAACTATAATAAGCTTTTTGTCTTGAAATTGTTTGAGCTGCAGCTCTACCACCTTTAATCATTTGAATTTTTTGTCCTGCAACTTTGTTATAAACTTTACCTAAAGCACCCGCCATACCAAAACCAAGCACTTCACCAAATCCCCCTTGGAACGCGCCTCTTGCTACTTCTTTTACAATATCTTCTTTTGGATCAAATGCTTGAGCAATACCTGCACCGGTACCACCCCCGATTGCTGCCCCTGTTGTAGCTCTTCCTATTTTACCTACAGTGTTTGCAGATATATTTAAAAGAGGTCTTGCTAATCTAGCTACTCTTGCAGCCATAGTTGCGGTTAATGCTAAAGAGGATCCTCCAGAAAAAGGAGCTAAAGCTGCACCAGCAATACCTCCAGCAATAGATAAACCAACCTCAGTAACTATTCTTTTAAATGTGGGAGAGGCTAAAAAAGATTCAGTGTCTTTATTATATTTACCTTTTTGTGCTTCTGATAATATTTGATCTGGTGTTAAAAAAACTCTACCTTCATCTATATCTTGAATACCAGTTTTTTCATCATCAAGATTTCTTGCTTGTAAAAATGTATCAATAGCAACCTGTTCTTGTGGAGTAGGTGCATCTCCTTTTATTTCGAATGTTTGTCCTGCTACTACAATCTCTGCCATACATTACTCCGTTATAATTTTAATTGCACCACTTTTTGTTGTTTCATAACCAACTGGTGTAGTAAAATCTATAAATTGTCCAACACCACCAGACTTTTCTAATATCTCAATTGCACTTGTAATATTTCCACCAGTTTTTTCAGAGATGTCTTGAGCTGCTCCTAGATATTTTTCTAACGATTCTAGTTTTGCTTCAAAAACTCTTTCTGTGTCTCCTACTTGTGGAATCAATTCTTTAATTCTTTCTCTTTCTTGGTCAGATACCTGTGCACCAGAAATTGCTTGTGTTAAGAAAATTGTTGCTTGATCTATTTTAGTTTTAAAACCAGCATATTGTTTTGCGTAATCAGTTCCAGCAGCCTTACCTAAAAATCCTCTAATTCTATTTAAATCTCCTGGACCAACTGGTTTTCCTAAATTTACATAATCTGTTGCAATATCAGATAACAAACCTCTTGTTCTTTGATAGCCTCTTCTTTCTTTTAATTCTTCAGCTGTTGGCTTAGATACGACTGTTATTTTCCCATCCCCATCTATTTGTGCAACAGTTCCCGTAGGTAAGTTATATGATTTTAATTCTTGGTCCGATAATGTTCTAACACCTTTAGTAGCTTTTTTTTCTTCAACCGCTAAAATAGTTGAAGGTAGTTTTCCAATTCCTTCGCCTAATGCAGATAATGCAGGAGCAATTCCTTTTCCTTTTGCTTGTAATAAAGGTGCTGCTAATGTAGATGCATAAATAGCTTTTTCTTTAGGAGTTAAAGAACTAAGCCCTCCTGTTTGAAAATGTTTTACTTTTGGTTTTAAAGATTTAAAATATCTATCTTTAAATAATTTTCTAGTTAATACTTCATCCATAGCTACCTCGGTTGCATTAAGTTATAAGCGGCATAAGCCCCTAATCCTGTTCCTGCTGCTTGAGCTAATGGATTAGCACCGGGAGCCGTGGTTGCTGTTAATGTACTCTGTGTTGTTGGTAAGTTAGTCATAATACCTTTTAAGAATTCAATTCTTTGATAAGGTTCGTATGCTCTTTGTAATGCAGTCTGTCTTTGAGCCTCAAGAGCTTGTTGGCCGATACCTCTTTGTAGAGCACCTGCTTGTAATTGTGCTTGAATATCTGCAAGACCCATTGCTTGTTGTTGAGCACCCATTTGACCTAAAGCTTGTCCAGATGCTAATTGTTGAGCTCTTTGTTGTTGAGCTGCACCTAATGCAGTTTGGAATCCTTGAGCTTGCGCTTGACCAATCTGAGCTAATCTAGCTCTTTCTAATTCTGCTTGAGCAATACCTTGTCTACCACCACCAAATGCACCAGATTGAACAGCTTGAGCACCTAATTGATTTTGTGCCATCTGTGCTTGTCTTGTAATTTCATCAGTTACATAAGATTGATATGGATTAAAAAATTGTTGAATGTTTGGAGCTTGTAAACCTTGTTGTAATGCACCAATACCTGCTTGCACTGTACCTGCACCAACACCAGTTTGACCTGCTTGTTGAATAGCTTGTTTTTCAATTGCAGAAATAGGAGCAACTTGAATACCAGGTAAAGATACTGGAGAAGCTGCTAACTTAGCTGCTTGATCATATAAGGATAACTTACGTGCCTCAACGCCTGGTGCTTCTCTTGCTATACTTGTTTGTGTTCCTGAAGCAGTCTGTCCCCCAGAGTCACCACCACCAAAAATAAAACTCATTAATTAATCTCCTTTGTATATAAATATCTTTTAACACCCCAACCTTTAGTCTTTAAAAAAGACTGCCAACCAGGTCTTGCATGTACAGCAATTCTTTTACAATTATTTACTCTTGCTGCTTTTTCTATTGTATCAGCAAGTTCGTCTTGCCACAATTCCCTCTTCTCTCCTTTAAGAAGTAAAACTTCGCATTGAGAAAAATTAGGAAGAACCATAATTCTTAAAACACATACACCAAATACTTTATATTGAATACCATCATCAGAACCAAACATCATATATAAACCAAACTTACCTTCCATGATGTATTTTTTTAAGTCTTCAATACTCATCGGCTCACCATCATATTTAAGACCTTCTCTCAACATGAACTCTACCAAGTTCCAATACTCATCTAACATAGATGGTAGGATCTCAAGAACCTGTACGTCTTTTTCTATTTTAGTTTGTTTTGCTTGCATTGACTAAATCGTAAATTCTTTTAAATTTTTTTTGTTGATCATAAAAGAAGTCAGCTCCAGCTTTTCTCATGCTTTTAAAACTTTTTGGATCTGCTCCAGATAAAATACCTGCACCTAATACTGCATCTGCACGAGATACAAATTCACCATCAGCTAACTGAGCTAACATTGTGTCTTCATCTTTATCTCCATTACCGGCACCGTCTTCTACATAGCCTTGTGCTCTTACATAATTGTTATGATCATTTTCGTCATGATCTGTTTTAGATGGTAAATAGTTTACACCACCATGATTATATTTTTTAACTATCTCCGCTAGTCCACCTTGGTTTGCATAAAACATATTTGAACCATATACTTGCTCTCTTGTAGGCATCGTGTTTGTAGCTGGTACAAAAGCACCTTCTAATTTAGCAGCTTGTTCTTCATAAGCTTTTCGATAATCCTCTTCTGTAAACGGTGGTTCAGGAGCTTCTTCTTCAGGTGCTAATAATGGTAATACAGTTGAAGCTATTAACGCACTTTCAAGTGGTTTCTTTTTTGCTTTTTCTAATATTGCTTTAATACCTGTTGGAGCTGCTTTATCAACAGTAGCACCACCTCCTCCTACTATTACTTCGGATGTTGGAGAACTTTCCGCTATTTGAGCTACTACATTTGGATCCATGAATTGTTTACCATAAGTTGCTGCTTGTGGAATAGTTTTTAAACCTTGAGTTGCTCCATAAGTTGCTTGTGATCCACCAATACCTAGTGAAGATAAAGGTGCTCCTTGAAATGCTTGTACGCCTCCAAGTTGACCTAAACCATATGCACCCCCTCCTATAAGAGCTGCATCTTTTAAAGCAGTTCTGGTTGATTTTCCTCTAAGTTTTTGTACGCCAAATGTGGCTAATGCTAATGTAAATGGATCCATAGTCTATTTCTTTAATTATAGACAATATTACCATTTTACTTAGGTAATATCAACTCGTCAGCAAATCGTCCTTCATACTGATGTTCACCAATATGAGCAATAGGATCATCGATAAAGGCGTAACATTTACCCCCTATATCTCTCCATAATTTACAGAAAGAAAAGTCTTCTCCTAAGTAAGTTTTTTCTACTGGATCATGAGTAGTATCAAAGAAGTTCCATAGATGAGGCATCGTAACATACTGACCATTTATAACTGTTTTTTGTACAATGTTTTTGTCTGGGTATTTTTCAATCATTTTAGTAAAGACAGATCTTTTAATTAACATACATCCAGTTGGACTATGGGTTACTTCAATAACTCCTCTATCAACATCTACGTTATCATTATTAGGTATCTTCATTGGGTAAGTATGTAAAGATTTTCTTATATCATCCGCATTTTTAATTTTACCTTGTTTCATTTTGTCATAAGCTTTGTCCCAACGTAATGTTTTTAATGGATAAGGTATAGAGATTACATCTTTATCTCTTTCAATCATTTTAAATATAGACTCTGCATTAAATAAAATATCTGAATCAACAAATAATAAATGAGTCATAGGGGAACTTAAAAACGAAGATACACATAGATTTCTTCCTTGAGTAACTAAAGAAGATTTCATTATTTGAAAAGTTACATCTACATTTTTTTGAAAACAAAGTTTTTGAAACTCTAATAAACCTTGTGCATAATGAATAGAGCAATCACTATGAACAGGTGTTGCAACAAATACAGAATAAGGTGCTTTATCTAATTCTAGTTTAAAAGGTTTATTATTATTTTTCCATAATGGTGTAATATTTTTTTGATAAGGCTCTGAGTTTACTTTTAGTTCTTTTAAAGTTTGATAGGTATCTGGATTAACATAAGTTTTATTTTCTTTCATTGATAGCTCCTTTTAAGAAACTTTCCCATTCCATTCCCTTTTTATGCCAATTATAAAATCTTTTATAAAACTTTTGTTGTTCTTCTAAGTGATTTTGTATAAAATCTTCGTGCAAATAATTAGCTGCAACTTCGATAGCTGCTGCCGTAGCTATAGCCATAGTTTCATAATTTTTATTATAATTAATATACACTGGCCACTCTGCACAAGTTTCATAGAGTGCACCAAAGTTATTAGTAATTACATGAACTCCTGCTGCTAATGCTTCCATAGCAGATACACAAAAAGTTTCTTCAAAAACACTAGGATAAACATACATATCATATTCATTCATATGTTCTAAAATATATTCGTTTGGTTTGTAACCAATATAGTTTACATTAGGTAATTGTCTTGCTTGTTCATATAAAGGTTTAAACTGATCATCATTTTGTTGTTTAAAAGCATCTCCATATACTTGAGTAGAACTGTAAACATCTAAAGTAATGTTAGGATTTTTTATTTCTTGCATTGCTCTTAAGACAACATTCAATCCTCTCCAAGGTGTGTTGTGATGTAATATTTTTATAGGTTCACCCTTTTTATATATTTTTCTTTTGGGAAAATTGTTTACTCCGTTTTTAATTACTGTAGATCTTTCAGTTGGTATATCAAAGAAGTATCTAAATTTTTCATAATTCCAATGACTATTAAATACATACCAATCATATTCTTTGTGTCTTGCTTTGTTACCAAAAAACTCTTGAAGGTTAGGTTGATCCCAAGAATTCTTTTGCCATAATATATTTACTTTATTAGGATCAATTGGAACTTTACCAGGAACAGAAGTACATATTTGTACTTGATCGAGTAACTCTTTTGGAACATGCTTATGCAGCATTTCCATTTGTATTTCAGTAGCACCTCTTGGTTTCATTAATTTCTTTTATTTATAAATAAATTTATGGTTAATCTTCCGTTTTCTATTGAATCACCATGATGTCCATAACCTTTATGATTATAGTTTCCATCATACATAATAAACCTGTTGCTAACAAATTTTATATCATTAATCAAGTTTTTATTATCATCAAATAAATATGTCCCTGAATTTAAATTAGTTTCAGATATATATATTAAAGCAGCCAAATCATCAGGATCTTTATGAATCCAGTCTTTAGGATTATCTTCTTCTAATCTTAAATGAATAAATGATCCAATTTGCCAAACTCCATGATCTAATAATTTTTTTTGATGTATTAAAGATGTAATGTATTCGTGAAAGATAGGGTTAGTTGTACCTAAAAACCTACTTCTCAAACCCGGCCAATAACTTTTTTGATTTTCTAATTTTTCAAATTCTTCTGAAGAATAAAGTTTAATTTTTTTTATTTCTGGTAGAATAAAATTTAAATTAGGAAAAAAGTTTTCTTCCTGTATTAATTTCATTCTTTTGTTTTTGCGCCCATTGTAACTTTAGTAACTTTGATTTCGAGGTCTTGTCTAAAGTCATCCACAGTAGTGTCAGTATTGGGGTCAGCAACATCAGAATCAAAATCAGCTTTGCTAGCATATATCTTTCCCGTTCTTTTGTTTTTAATAATTTCTTTTGCTTCCGCAGGTATTTTAACTAATTCACTCATAATTATCTTCCTTGTTTGTTGTACTTCTTATAACTCCTTTTCTCGTTTTTGTTAAGTCTTTTTTTGTGACGACCTGGCCTCTTAGGAGGTTTCTCTCTAGGGACGTAGTGTACAAATTTTTGTTTAGCCATTATGCAATCTTACATTAAATGAAATAGATATTCTAGCTTTCTCTTCTTTATGGGGCATTACCATATGCTTAAAATAAGAAGGAAAAAGAATAAAGATATTATTTTTTGGTTTTATACTATAATGATGAAAAAAATCATTATCATTAGATATATAAGAACTTATATCTGAAAAAACTGAAATATCTGTATTATAGAATAGTAATTCACCCCCTGTTTCCGTAGTATCTATATAATAAACTCCAGAAAAATGAGAATTAGGATGAATATGAGCTATATTAAAATTATCTTTATAATTTTCATTTATCCACAAATTACATAACTGTATATTCTTAGTTTTTATTTCATAATGTTTATTTAAAGTTTCAACACATTTTTCACCAATTGTTTTTAAAATAAATTCATTAACGATATCATGAGATTGAAAACCACCACGATTAGTAATAACTCTACCTTTATTTAAATTTTTATTTATTTGTAATTCTTTAATAATTTCTTCTTTTAAATTATTATTTATAAATTCTTCTACAATAATAGATTGAGTAAAAATTGTATGTTTAGCCATTTTGATCGGATCTATTTATTTCCAAAATAGATACCACAGCTGTGACTCCAGTGCTAGTATTAGATTCTAAATTAAGAATATCACTCTCTTCTAAGATAATTGGACCTTTAGCTATATTACATATTGTAGGACCCGTGATACTTGCATAGGCTATTTGAATAGTAGAGGTATTAGTTGCATCTGTGATGCTTGCTTTTACAACCTTGCTACCAGATTCGTTTGTCACTTGTATATTCTGTATGATCGCTCTCGAATTAGATGGAGAGGTATATACAGCTATCGCTGATGTAGTAGTCGGTGCAAAGAATGCGTTTTTATAAATATTTGCCATTATGTCAAATCAACCCATTTTAAAGTACCACAGATGTCATCACCATTAGATGCACCTTTAGCACATAGTGTTAATGTATCAGAAGAACCAGCAATTGTCTGTCCTAGCTGATAAGAAAAGTTAAACCCATCTTGTGCAAATTGTAAATTGTTTGCACCTTTACCAGATAAATAAGCTTGGCCTACAACCGTTCCACCTGTAATTGTTGTTGTTCCTGTTAAATCATATTCTACATTATCAGAATAACTCGTGTATGAAAATGCGGTGCTTGGTGTTGCATTGAGTCTTAATTCTATTTGAAAATCAGAGTTAGAAATAGCTGACGCTGCAATGTCAATTGGAATAATCACTGCATATGGTCTACCAGATTTAATTCTAATCGTTGCTAAATTATAATATGTTCCTGCTGTTGTTAAATTAACTCCGCCTAATGAAGCCGTTCCGATAGATTGACGTAATCCTTCTGGTGCATAACCTCCTTCAATCATAGCGGTTGAACATACTTGTTGCAATACTGCTGCACCTGATATAGTCCCTGTAGTTTCTATTTCATATCGGATAGGTAAGTTTGCCGTTTGCATATAAACGGTTGTTAAATCATTTGCATTTAAAAATGTATGAGCTGTAATAAATTTACCATCTATTACAAAACCAACTCTGACTGCTCCCATACCCAACCATTCATAATCAGTAAATAAAATTGTGGCCTTATCTACATTTAAAGTATATCCACTCGCACCACTACCATCTAGTTTATCACCGTTCCAAGAGGATTGAGATATTTCAGTATCTACTGCAGATCCAGTTACATAAGTACGTCTAACAATTTTTAATGTTGTACCATCAGCATAAAAGAATATTCCATTGTTTGCATCAAACGTTCCTACCTTTTGTTTAAGGTCTGCTTCTGGAGTATTCATTACAAATGTATTTAATATCAATAATGATTTACCGGGTTGATAACTCATAACTCTTTTAGATTGTCTAATAACTTTGTCACCACTAGCTGTAGTTACATTTAAATTAACTGTAGATTTATTAGCAGTATAAGTGACTGTTCCTGATCCAGTTAAGTCTTCATCAAAGAGATCATTCTTTGACATAACATTTTTAGAATCAAATATAGTAAGTGGATTAGAAACTCTTAATCGCCCAAATGCATCATAGGCAGTAGATCCATCTCCACCACCAATAACTGTTGGTTCAACGTTGACATTATTACAACTCATATTACCTCGAAATATACCAAGAAAGTCTTTCGACTTCCTGTTTTAATTCTTCTTGAAAGCTTGTATTTAATTGATCTTGAACTGTACGAATAGCTTGAGCTATCTGTCTTTGGTTTTCTTGTCTATATTCAGGAGTAGGCTCAGGAATACCTGCATTAATTTTAGCCATGTAATGCTGCTCCTCTTTCTTTAGATGAGAATCCAGGTTGTGCTCTTAATGCTTCTAATCCAAATATATCAGGTTCCATTATCCCCTCATTCCGTCAGGTTGTACATCTGCTCTAAAGGTACCAAATCTCCAGTTTTGATCTGTTGAGGTGTTTGCAATTTTTAAACTAGCAAACCTAGACCTAGCACGGGTATCTATTTTATCAGTTGAACTATTTATTGTAAAGGGTCCAAGGGGTGAAGACACTGCTCCATCAGCAGGATAATCTCTTAAATTAATTGTTATTTGAGCGTCACCTGTTAATAATTTAAAGTCTGGTACAAATCTTCTCATACTAATAAATACTTCTCCTTCACCTAAATTAAAATCACCAGATTGTATAAATGCAGGTATTGCTGTTTTAGCGCCTGTTGAATCCACTTCATTATTACCAATTTCATGAGCATAATATGTAGATGCTCCGTTTACATTTGTTACACCTTGTATAGTTGGAAATGTTGGTGTGCCAGTTGAATTAAATTTAGTTGCATATGGGTTGTCGTATAATGTAGCATCAGCCCAAGAGGTTCTGTCCATAGAACCTGTAGTCCAAACATTTTCTTCATAGTTATAAGATACCACTCTATCGACTTTTTCAGATCCTGATTTAGGGTAAAACCAATTAATCTCACTATATAAATGATTTAAACCTGCGTAAACAACTTCTCCTGAATTGTAATTAATACCTAGATTATTACCTTTGTTAGTAAATACAAAATCTTCTACTAAACAAGGGAGAGCTTTTACAGTACCATCGTATACAAAGAAACCACCTGCTTGACCCATCCACCATACAGCTCCATTAACGTATTTAATCGCATGTTGGCCAATAGCTCCACAATTACTTCCTACTTGTCTAATAGAAAAAGTAAATGGTGGACCCACAAACTGCATAACATAAGCAGCAGTATCGGTAAGTATTAAAATATAATCTTTAGCTTTAGCAGCACCTACTATTTTAACCCCAGAGTCTAGTCTAAATGTTCCCGCAGTATTAATTGAAGTTGGTGTGTAATCTGAGATATCTTCTTGATCAGAAAATCTTATAAACATTTTATCTTGAGGATTTGCACCTCCTATTGTTGTTTGAGTTCCAAGTAAAATTAAATGTCTGTCTCTTTCAGAGACAATCGACATAACGGATTTTGTCGGAGCACCACTAACTACAGTGGCTCTTGTAGTTAATGCAGACGGATCCGAATGTATCGGACTCCATTGAAATGTTTTACCATTTTTAACTGTTGCAATAAGTATTTCACCAAAGTGGTCTAGTGACCATGAGCCAGGATCTAATATAACAGAAGAAGTTGTTGAGGCAGAACCCCAAGTTCCTCTTGACCAAGAGCCTGTTCCCCAACCGTATCCATAAGTTTGTGATAATGGACCAACAGTTGCATATGGATTAATGTCTGCAGAACCACTTGCAGAAGTGGTTGCAGTTGCTGCCGCAGCCATTGTAATTGTAAACGTATCCGCATCGGGTGCAGTCACAACTTGAAAAGTATTTGTTTCAAAATCAGCAGCTACATAACCAGCACCTGAAGGTGGTGTTACATTTGTAAATGTAAATAAGTCTCCTGCAATCAAACCATGTGCTACATAGTTTACGGTAACAGTAGCTGAAGTATCTGTGGTATCAAATGTTGCACCTGTAAGTGCTGTATCAAGAGGAGTGATATCATAAAATGAACCTTCGTAATAAATAAATAATCCTTTGTTAGTACCTAAAGCTGCGTACTTTCTGCCATCTAAATCTGCCCAAACTAACTGTTCTCTAACAGCACCAACTAAAGTAGAACCAGTTATCTGCTCCCACCCACCAATTTTTTCTGGTAGACCATATCTAAATCTAACAAAGTCACCATCTGTCCATTGCCCTTCGGCTCCTGTTTCTGTGACTTGTTTGTTAAATCCTGGTCTTATCTGTACGTTTGTTAAAGGCATAAAATATTATACCTTATTTAAGTGGTAGGTTAAAGATAGTCTATTTCTAATATAACCATGTAATTAGTATCTGTTTGAGTATGTATTTTAAAGGGTGTTCTTCTATCAAAAATTAATACTCTATTTTCTACAGCTTCTAGTTTAGATTCTAATGTTTCAACATAACCATTCGAGCTATTAATAAAAAATACGGCTTTATTATTTAAACAAAAATTTTCTAAATCTAATCTATTAGGGATTTCTCTTTGAGATTTATTATTTGTAAAAAGACTTAATTGACAAAAATTAATTTTTTCTACTTTTAACTTTTTAATTATATCTTCTGTTATAGGTTGAAAAAAATCTGAATTTATAGATATTTTATTATCGACTTTGTCTATTATCTTGTGGGATAATATAAAAGGGTTTTGATTAACAATAAACCATGGAAAATTAACACTACTTATTATTTTTTGTATAAAAAATAAATGTTCATTATCAATAAAGTTATTAATAACATTAAACATCTTTTGGTTTTTCCCCCACTACTTTACTATCGTTATGAGTAGCTTCTTGTTTTACTGCATCTGGAAATTTTTCATTAAATTGCACAACCATCCTCATTAAACAATTGCCGAAGTGTCTTAAAGATGAAGCACTTAAATATATTTTTTTATGTTTTTTAATAATTTTAATTTCGTGATCTTCAAAATTTATATCGCAAGAGCCATCTTTTTTTTGTTCAAAGTTCATTTTTTTATCCCCACATAAGGTCTTTCATCTAAATAAAAGTTTTTATTTTTTCCTTCTGCATCAACATAATGTAAAAAGCTTTGAGCCTGCCAGTCTCCTTCAAATGGCTCACGCCAGTGTAATAGTTCACAACCAAGATATATAATAGCATCTCCAGGTTTAGTTTCAACTGGCTGATCTTCCATATAAATAGGCCATTGAGTTTCATCACTACCAATATGAACAGTTACACTTATTTCACAAGAAGGACGATCTTTATGTTTTTTTAAATCTGAATACTTTGTGTACATTCTCCAAAAAGTATAAGTAGGTAATAATTTTTTTCCTGTTTCAAGTTCCATTAATGATTTTTTACTTAGCATAAGGGACTCCATAATAGGGTCTGCATAAAAACAGGTATCCCCATTATTATTTTGATTATGATCAAAGTTAGTTTCATTTATTCTATGTACTATTTCACAATAGTTTTGTAATAAATTCATTTCTTCTTTTGTTAAAAAATTATTTATTTTTTTAAATTTAAAATCTTTTCCTATAATGCCCATGATACTACTGAATACCTTTCTCCTGAAATTACAGGTTGTACTGAATGAGGGTATAAAAAATTACTTGGCCAAATTATAAGTCTATTTTTTATCTTTTGAATTTCTAAAGTATTTTCTCCAATAGGTGTAGCAAACATTAAACTACCCCCTTCATAATCATCATTAATTAAAAAAATACCAGATAGAGTTCTTGGAGTTTGCAAAGAGTGGTCTACGTGAAATCTATAGTGACCTCCTGCTGTATATTTTAAAATCGAAACATTTTCTAATTTAAATATTCCAGTATTATTTACGTCTTGAAAATATTTTTTATAATAAGTTTTAAAAACAGATGTAAGATAATTACACCAATGAACCACAGTTAAACTTTTTTCATTTATGTTAGTTAAATTCCAAATTTTTGTATTTCTAATACTTTTATCTACTTTTTGTTTATCTAGCGCTACTATTTTACCATCTTCAAAGTAAGTATTATTTTTACATACTTTAAAAAGATTTTCTAAAACTTCACTTGAAAGAACATCATCATAAATTCTTATATAAGAATTTAACAAAATAGGGTTTGGTTTATTTATTTCCATGATTTTTTATTCCAAAATTTTTCTTTATAATTATTTATTATTTTAAATTGCAGAAAAAAATTTTCTTTAGCATTTTCGATAACAGTATCACTCTCTATTTTCATTTTCCATCTCTCTCTTTTAAAAGGTATAATTTGAACATAAGGTGTTCCCATTTTAATTACTGTATCTAAAACAGGATATTTATCTCCATTTATAATAAATGGAAAATTTATCTGTGTTGGAAATGTATCCGTATCTACAATTCCAGGTATGATTGAAAATCGATCATCAGTATTGTTAAGAGGAGGAACAAACAAACATGAATAACCCGGAGGAGTTTTTATAATCCAAGGATTTAAAATTTTATAAAAAGGTAAATCTTTATTTTTATTTACATAGGGACATTCTTTACCTAATTGTGGATAAGGGTGTTCTTGTCCATTAGAATTTAAATTCATAAAATTAAGTTCTTTTCTTTCCGATAAAATTGTACTAAAAAAACTTCCTCTTTCTCCACCTTTAACATGATTATGTATGATTCTATAATCTAATGGCGTTTTTAAAAGATAACCAGTAGTTAAGGTATCTAAAAAAGGCATACAACCTTTTATAGTTTTAAATTCAGGAGTATGTTTTAATTTTTTAAACCAATCTGGAATATGTAATTTAATTGGTTCTGGTAAAAGTTCTGTTCTTTTTAAATACTCTTCCTCTACCTTGAATGTTAATATTTTTTCAAACATTTAACATTAATAACTTATATTTTATGATTGTAAAGGTGATATGTATTCTATTGAGTTTGAAATTAAGTATTTTCCGAAACTTTCATTCATTGGAAAACTTACAGAAGAAGTATCAAAATTTTTTAAAAAATTACAATAATTTTGTATCTTTGTATAGTTACTATTTTCTTTACAAATACTTAACCAATTTTCAAAATGTTGAATTTCATGATTAATTACATTTTTTAACCATTGTTCATTTTGAGGACCCATGGGTTCAGTAATATCTACAATATTATATACACCATTAGAGTATTCTACTGAAGCTGAAAATGTTCTTATTTTATCAAAATCAGAATTAGAAATTGTTACAATATCGTAATCTGAATCAATAATATTTAAATTAGATTTTTCCGCATCATCTGCAGCTACTTTAAATAAGTAATTATCTTTAGTTGCAATTAAATATGCCATTTTCTACTCCATTAAGCTTGTTCATTAGTTGTAAAATATAGACCACCGCCTACGCCAGGGTTACCGTTATATCCCTGAATTACTGCACCGTTTCCACCTGTACCGGCATCTCTAAATAATATTTGAGAATTAAAGTTTCCAATTGTTGCTCCTGGAGCATTTCCAGGGTTTCCTGGAGGAGGGGGTGAGTTTTGTGAAACCTGTCCTCCTTGTCCTCCATTAACAGTAAATAGTCCAGTCACACTTGTACTACCACCAGCACTACCAGCCTGGTTATCTGTTGGACCACCACTTCCTGGGGCTCCAACAGTATAAGAGTAAGGAGTAGATGCTGAAATAGGTCCAGAGTAAAAACCAAAACCACCTGATCCGCCCTTACTTCCAGGTACACCACCTAAGTTATTTATACGACCAGATCCACCGCCACCGCCTCCCCAGGCATACGCTTGGTATTTAGTAGCTCCTGATCCAGTTGTAAAACTTGATGAAGAGGGTCCTACGTTAAAAACTTTAGGATACATGTTGTTACCTCCTGCAGTACCAGAAGATGCAGCAGTAATTCTTCCATCTGCATCGACAGTGATTGTTGCAACAGTGTACTCTTGAGCTGTAACTCCAGTTGCGATCAATTGAGTTGATCCAACAGAATCTGTAGCAAGTTTAGCTTGTGTAATTGTAGATTGAGCAATGTTATTTCCTGTAACAGCAGATGCTGCTAGTTTTGCAGTAGTAACATTTGATGCTAAAATTTTATCAGTAGTAACTGCGTTGTTAGAAATTTTTGCAGCTGTAATTGCATTGTCATCAATTTGAGCAGAACCAATAGTTCCACCTAAAGTGTTTAATGCGATCTCATTTAAATTTGTTCCATCAGAATAAGCAGCAACGATTGCAGCTTCTCCTGCAGTGAAACCAGTTCCAGTTGCAGTTTTAATTGTTAAATTTGTTACTCCAACTACAGCAGATAAATCTATAATGTAAAATTTTTCAATTCCATCTGGAATTGTTACAGTAGATGCAGTTGTTAAAGTTCCAGTAAATTTAAGAACCATATTTCTTGCATTGGATAATGCAGCGTTAGACATTGTAAGAGCTACAGTGCCACCATCAGTAAGTGCTATTGATTGATAACCTGCAATTGCTTGTTGAATTAAATTTAAATTGTTGTTTGTATTAATACCCCATGTACCAGCGTTTTCGCCAGTGGCCATTAATTCGAGTTTTAGATCTGTTGAGTAACTAGATGCCATAAATTTTTTCTCCTAAATAATTATAATTTTACCTTAATCATGCTGCTAAATCAACCTCTGTCCAAACATTGTTTACCCCTAGATTAATCTCTTGCCAAGCTGTTACTTTAACTTGACCTACTGAGAAAGTAGCTGAAACTCCAGTTGGTTGAACTAATGCATTACCTGTAACTGTAACTGAACCTATAGATGAAGTCAATTCTATACCAGAAACTCCTATGATTTGCCCTGGTATTTCTTCAGGATTTCCAAGGCTACCTGTTAACTGTTGCCCTGTAACAGGCTCATTAGTAGACTGTACTAAAGTAAAATCTCCTAAAGTCATTGTAGCTTCTATTCCAGTAACTGGAACATCTTGTCTTGTGCCACCAACTACTTGACCTATATTACTTGTTAATTCAATACCTGTTACATCTACTGTAGCTGTACCAGTGACATCTGCTACTGATCCTGCAGTAGCGTCTAATTGATCTTCTGAAGCTATTACAAAAATATCTTGGTCAATTTGAATTGAGAAAGATGGATTTGCGTATGTAATTTGTAATGCATCTGGTGCAGTTACAGTTACATCTACATCTGTTATTGCAGTTTCGTCTCCTAAAGATGCAGTTAATTGTATTCCAGTTCCGTTAGTAGGTATTACAGAATAATTTACACCCCAACCTAAGTTTCCAAAAGTATCTCTACCCCAACCAGCACCAATTAAATATGTTGGATCAACTGTTAGTTGACCTGCAGAAGTTGTAGCTTGAGAGCCTGTTACATTAACACCAATACCAACTACTTCTTCACCAATGTATGTTTGAAGTTGTTGTCCAGTTGGTATTAGATCTACCGAAGTACCACCAGTGGCTCCAGCGTTAGTTGCAGTTAATTGTATTCCAGTAACATCAATGTTAGCGTTAGCTGTTATTGTTACGGATCCTACAGAGTATGTAGCTTGAATTCCTGTTGGATTTGCAAATGCTCCAGATAAATCACCCCAAGCATTTTCACCCCAAGTGTCACCACCCCAACCTACTTGTAATTCAGCTGTTGCAGTAACTGAACCAATGGATGAAGTCGAACTAATACCTGATACGGTTGTACTTGCGTTACCTTGTAACCCAAATTCACCTATACCAAATGCTAGTTCTCCCCATCCATTAGCCATATCATTTTAGTTCCTTATTACGCAATTCTTAGAATCGCAGCAGAAGTTGTGAATGCAGGGAACTGGATTGTAAATGTTCCAGATGTTGCAGTCTTGTCTGCTCCAAAATCTAAAACAGCAACTGCTTCAGTAGTACCAGTACCACCGTCAGTAGTTGTGTTGTAAATTAAAGCACCTCTAGCTGTTAATGTAACTCCAGTGAAAGATAGATCTGAAAAACTTGTTATTGCTACAAGACCTGATACTTTCACTCCAGAATTTACCAAAGCTTTACCACCTGCAGAGTATCCTGCCGGTGAAGTTACTTCTCCAGATGATGAATAGTTAGTAGTCGATGCTCCTAATGTAGCAGTAGAAACATACATTGCTAATTTGAATGTATCTCCACCTGCACTATCAAAATCATGCTCACCACCCATCAATTGCTTTTTAAATGAATTGCAAATTGCATTTGTTGTTATTGCCATAATTATTCTCCTTTAATTAATTTTATGGTGATGGTGAATCAACCTTAATTCTAGGTACACCATCATCGTATTCTGCACGTCTTCTTCTCCCCATTTGTTGAAGAGCAAAATTTTGTACTTCTTCAGTATACTTTGTTTGGTACAGATTGTATAGATTATCTGGTCCTTTTAAAAATCTAAGAGCTTCAGCTAATACGCCATGTAATAGCATAGACTCTTGATAAATAGAAAGAAAAGTATTGTTAGTTGAAGTAAACTGTGGTGGATCAATTATATAATTAATTTGCACAGTGTATGCAGAATCTGGTGTAGGGGCTACAATAATATTAAAATCATCCCAATTAGCCCAATATCTAGGAAGTCCTGTTGCTCCAGAACCATTGTATTCAGATATGAAACTTGTATCTCTTTTTTCTAAAAAAGTTCTATCACTTCCATTAATTACTTGTACAGATCTCACAATCATACAATCTGCAGGAAGACTCACGGCTCTGTTGCCACTTGTGAATGAAGAAGTAGAATATTTTCTTAAATCATCGTAATCAACTTTGCCTGCGATATCGAGTTCAACCGATCTAATAAAATTTTGAATAATTGCATCCGTTAAAACATTACTATCGACTTCAGTATAATCTCTAACTTGTGTTAAAAAACTTGCATAAGTAATAGCCATTATGAAATCTCCACTGTTACTGAATTAATAAATACTTTTGCTTGTCTTCTTCTATTTTGTAAAGAAGGATCCGCAGGTGTCATAGCACTAGTTCCTTGAGTAATAAAAGCAAAATCTCCTGGTAAAGTTAAATTAGCATTAATCATTCCTTGTCCTCCAGAAGATGCAATCACACCATCGATTGATGTATTTTGTTGAAAGTCTTGTGATCTAGTATTCTTTAAAGCAACTGCATCTGCTTTATGATACGGTGGATCCAATTGTGGATGTTTAGGTTCATATTCAGATATATGAACTAAAGCACCTGTCCACTCTTTAACCATTTCTTTATATGGAAAAGCTTGGCCAGATCTATCGGATATAGCAAGAGATCTTCTACCGGTAGCCCAACTCATTATACACCATCTCCAAAATAAGTTTGAGGTGATATATAAACAGAAGTTCTAGAGCCATCTTCATTTAATGCTCTTAATAACTCATCCTCATATAATTGTTTTAAAACTTGTATTCTATCTGGTGCTTTTTTTTGTGATAAATAATAAGCAAGTCCTGCACACATACATGGTAAAAATCTATAAGCAACATCAGCAGTATTGGTATATGAACCAGCGTCCTCGATTCTATTAATCGTATAATATTTTAAATAAGTATAAGTGGATGCATCGGGAGCTAAATACAAACTAATTGTTGGAGTTGTTTGTCTGTTCACATAATACTGTGAAGGTTGTCCAGTTGCATATTTATTAGGTAGAGCTGAATAAGCCGATCTATCTATTTTAGTTAATGAGATATCGTTTGTAGAAGATGAGTTTCCTGCAGTAGAACTTGTTGAGATATAAGCTTCTAATACATCATTAACATTTGAAGCCACATTGTAAGTTGCAGTTCCAGCAGTTAATAATTGTTCATTCAGTTCAACTTTCCAAAGATGAACGCCTCTGTTTCCCCACTCTGCAAATAAAAGATTTAAACTTCTTCTGGCACTTCTTAGATCATAACCACTATTAGTCCTGATTCCACATCTTTCATATGCTTCCTCAATAATATCATCGATCTGAAGATCGAATGTGGTAGTTCCTGATGTTGCCATAGTTCATTACATTAAATCTTTATAGTAGTCCATAGACTTACCTGGAATTAAATCTTCATCCTGTAAACCCATACCACTTGTTCTAGCTGCTCCGTAACCTTGAGTAGATTTCATTTCACCACCCATAGATTTTTTAGCCATCTGTTGTTCAGTTGCTTTTTGATATAAATCTTTCATAGGAAGTTTCATACCACTTTCTTTGGATAATAAATTCATACCTGGAGAAGCAGATGCTTTTTTCTTCATCGCTTTACCAAAAGTTTTTGCTCCAATAGCTCCTAATACAGCAGCACCAAGAAAAGCTTTCATAGGTTTTTTCATCTCGCCACCCATTTTTCTTCTTTCTATAGGTTCATACGTTTCTTTTCCAGTAGGACCTTTTCTAGCTCTTTTGTCAGCAAAATCATGAAATTTTTTTAAAGTAGCAATGTCTTTTACTTTACTCACAGTATCTTTAATTTGTTTTTTAATTTTAATTTCTTGAACACCAGCTTTACTTCTATTTTCTCCTCTTGTTCCACTATCTGCTCCACCACTTTTGCCAGCAACGGATCTTGCATCTTTCATGCTAGTAGACATGAAGTCACCTTCTCTAGCTTTAATGGGTTTCATCATTTTAAAATCTTCACCTGATATTTTACCATCTTTGTTTTTATCTAATTTTTTTTGACCGCCTTTAAGCATTTCGCCTCCTTATGATTTTTTATTTTTA